TGACTGTTTTTACATATGACAAATTCATAATTTAACCCAATGAGATTTCATGTTGTCAAATATATCATCATTATAAACTTCTTTGGTTATTATATCAAATGCTATTGAGACTCTAGTATCATCTTCCTCATATACATCAGTATAATGTTCTAACCAATTTGGAAATAATGTAATCTTTCCTTTTTTATTTTCCGAAGAATATTTTTTTCTGTTATATGGACTCACATAATTTGTATGAGTATCGTAATCATCTAAACATAAATGTCCACCAATATAAGTATATTCACTATTCCAATGCTGATGTTGTTTTATGTGTTGATTTTTTCTTAAAACATTTGCCCAACATTGAATATAAATTTCATCTTCCCAATCATACCCAAGTGTTGTAATAAAATTGTCATGAGAAGATCTAATAATCTCTCTGAGAAAAAAACACTCTTCCCATTTAAGAACATTATAACAATTCGATCTAGATGTCATACTAGAATCTCCCAGTCCAGTATTCCAATCTGATGTGTATGGATAATCCCTTACAATTTCTTTCTCTTTTGAAAGGATAATAGATTTTAAATTTTTTACATCTACAGTTGATTCGTAGATATAGTAATTAAATACAGGAGCAAATCTTGTTCTGGGAGTTTCGTTTTCAAATTGAATTATTTTCATAATATTAAATATACAAAAATTGACTCATGGAGTATCTTCCAGCACCAACTACTGGAGTTACTTGATGATATAAAATGGACGGAAAGACCACCATTGCATTATTTAGACATGGCAAGTGAAGTGAGTTTTCTAAAATTAAATCCCCGCCAGTAAAAGATTTCGGTTCCTCATAAAACCAACTTATGCATGTAATAACACAGTCATCGGTATGATCTTTGTAATGATCTCCTTCATTATAAATGTGTAATTTTGTACTGTCTTTGTTTGACTTACTAATGTAACGAAATACAGAATGATAATCTTCTAGATTTGATTTAAAAATTTTTCTATTAATTTCTAAAATGTCTGATTGAGAACGATCTTCATAGACAACATCTAAATGTACTCCAGAAGCTTCCTTTAATGGAATTCCATTAGAATATGCAGTTCCTGGACCTCCAGATTCTGTAGACCTTTTAAAAACTCCAAATCTTTTTAGATATTGAATTTCTGCAATAATTTTTTTAGATTCTTGTTTGCAATAAAAATCCTTCCAGTATAATACTGGAAGGTCTTTTACTCTAGTTAAAATCAAATTTGACATTATCAATCTCTCTTAGATTATCCCATATAAACATAATTCCATTATTTAAAAATAGTTCTCTTGGAACTAAATCAAACCCATTACAGTGCTCTTCAACATCCAAAGCAAAATGGTATAGTGTTCCAGTATCACAAGACACACAAGAAACAAATTTTCCATTAGAAGAAACTTTTTCATATACCACATTCTTATAAGTATATGAATCTGATACTAAACCAAATTCTTCTTTAAGAACTTTTTCGATTCCTTTAGCTATTTCATCTGGAGAATTGAAAAAAGGAACTTGAATATAGTTTGGGAATTCGTAAATTATTCTGGGATTTATTAAAGAATGTGGCATCAGTAATAATTCAAGTTTAAATTGCAACGATAATTTGCGTCAGTACATGTAGTGCTATGATGTGGAATTGTTGGATCAAATCTTAATAATCTATTTTCAACAGATTCTACTTTAGTGTCTCCAATAACAGTGTATCCATCGTTTGTGTTTAGATAAAATATAGCACCTTTATGTTCGTAATCATAATCAATATGATCTTTGTGATGATATAAGGTTTCTGTTTTTGGGTATAAGTTAAGTTTTGCTCTTATCAAAGCACGACCTCCCATAACAAAAAATAGAGGAGTTACAATATCTTCAAAGTTATTACTATTTCTTCTACTATTGGCAAATAGTAAATGAGTAAAATATGAGTGTTCTTCTAGTCCCTCTCCAGAAACATTCGTTTGCAAAAACCATGGTATGTTTTGGGAAGTTAAAACTAGATTTTTAATTCTTGCAAACAATTCTTTATCCAAATAATTATCTTTAATTTCAATCATTTCAAATCTCCAAAAATTCTTTTTTGTTATTGATCGGCATAGAATCATCTCTTCCATACCACATTGATAATGTGTATCTATCTCTTTTTATAACATTAGATACACCATGTCTAAACTCCCTACCATCAAAATAAACTGTCCTTCCAGAAAGAGGTTGAACGTCAACTCCTTCAATTACAGTATGACCACCGATATAATTATCATTTAAATATGTAATTGAAGCTCCAGTTGTAGTATTTCTAGTAGTATCTTTGTGAAAATTTTTATGTGCTCCACATGGATACTTCACAACTTCCACATTTTGTAAAATAGAAAATCTTTTATCATTTGAAACCATCAACTTTATTTTTGATGATAAATTTAAAATGTCATTGTAGAAAGATTCATTTTCTTTAAGCATATCAATACTTAAAACTCTTGTCTCATCCCAAGTATATGTGTTGAATATGTTTCTCTTAAAATTTTCAATAATATTTTCTACAAAATTTTCTTCTATCTCAATTTGGGAAATGTAGATCATCTAAAAGGTTCTCCAATATTCCAACTGACCAAAGAATTTCTAATTCCTTTGGTAACTTTCCTAACTCTATGATAAACAAATGCTGGAAAAACAATTAGAGATCCTTTGGTGTCTAATTCTTTTGCTACACATGTTTCTGTTCTATTGAAATGAAATTCTAATTCACCACCTTCAAATTCTGATGGATCGTTTAGTAGTAATGTTGTAGAAAGTTTTCTATACTTTCCTCGCATTTTTTCATTTGTATCATCTTCTGGATATGTATAATGATGCTGGTCTGGGTGCCATTCATAGAACTGTCCCTCAACATATCTTGTGTACTGAAGTGTTTCTGTGTAGTCCCACTCAAAGTTCCAACCCGCCATTTCATTGGCACGATTGATGTATGGTTTTAATAAATTATAAATCCATGGTTCATCTATCCACGAAATATGTGAGTTTCTTGTTTTGAAAAGATCTTCGTAATCTTCTTCAGTGTACTCTTCTAGATCTTTTTCTGTGTGTCTATTAATCTCTCCCAGTTTATGAGATTGATTTTCTCCCATAGCAATAATACGATCGCATATTTCTGGTTTAATAGCATTTCTAAAATACCAGTAATTGTATTTTAAATTCATTCAACCCCCATTATATTGAGTATAATCAAAATCTTTTAATTTATAAGTATACCATCCAGTACAAACATATTTAGTTTCAGTTCTAGATGGCACTCCTCTGTGAGTATGGGTCCAGTCTGTTGGCCATATAACAGTTAGACCTTTTCTTGGTTGAATTTTTATTTGTTGATAATACCATTCTGTTTCTCCCTCATCATATACAGTATTGAGATACGTCATGAACACGAGATGTCTTAAGGGAACTAAATCACCACTGGAAGATCTTTCTGTGTGCCATCCATAAAAACCTTCATTTGGTTTGTATTTTTGAATATTAAAATTTGTATTTAATCCCCATAATGAATGATTAATAGAACACCAAGAAAATTTTTCAGTATACTTGGAACAAACTGTAGATAAAGCATCCAAATAATCTTGAACTCTTTTATCTGGGTCTGATGGTATTACTGTGATATCAGTAGATGTTTTAAATTCTTTGTTAACACCATTTCCAATCTCTCCTGGTTTTTTAGAAGGCGATTCTTCAAAAAATGATATAAGACCATCGCAAATACTTTCATCTATATACCAACCAGCAATAAAATTTGGAGATTTTTCGGGAACAATAAATTCTTTCATAATGATAAATTAAAAGATAATGCTATTTTTTCCTCGCATTTCTGTTTTTCTGTTCCATGCATTGTATCACTAGTAAAGAGTAACATAGATCCAGGGATGCATGAATATTCACAATACTGGTGATTATAATTATTCCATACCTCTGGATCTGGAAGCATGGTTGGTTTATTAAAAAATTTTATTCTTTCATTGATAGAACTTTTTACATAATACACTCCAGATAATAAAGATCCGTTGTGATTATGTGGAAAAATATAATCACCTGGATAACTAATATTTGCCCAACAATTATCAAAATGGAGATTGTCTAAATTTAAATATCCAATCTCTTTGAGAAATGCTTTAGAAGACTCATATATTACTTTACGAAGATCTTTTAGTTCGCAAACTTCGAAGATATTATTTCTGGTTTTGTGTGTTGAGTCAATATTTTTCAATCCATCTCTGATAGTTCCTACATCAGAAATAGCATTTTTTATTTCTTTCTCATAAGAAGAAAGATTGTCGTTTAAAATATTGGGTTCAAAATAAATTGCTGTTGGAAACCAAACATTAATCATTGAATCATAATATAGAATTCAGTAATATTTATTCTGGTGCAGTTTCCCACATTTTAGTCTCTTCATTATACTGGTAAGCTGATGAAGAGAGAATAACAGCATCCGTTTTTACATATGTTTTTCTTGTGTTATCCCAGTACCATCCAGAAGGATTTTTTGAAGAATTTACACTATAATCTGAACTATCGGTATATTCAAGAGGATTTCCTTGGTTATCTGTAGTTTGATTTGACTGAAATGGGTATTCCCAATGACAAGTTTCCTCGTCTAAAACAGTATGAAATTCATTTGGTCTTTGAGGAATAAAGGCATCCCTTTCGTAATCATACTTTCCACCTATAGAAGCGTAGTTTTTTCTACAACATTCTTTTGTATCAAAAATTGGATCTTGTGGAACTCCGTCAATTGGTTCTGGTTGAATTCTGTGTCTTCCTTTACAAGCATTATATGAAGTTTGTTTGTAATCATAATCAGATCCAAACAAATTTTGTAAAAACGCGCAACCAACTTCGTCACATTCATGACCTCGTTCATCGCAGCAATCGTAATCTGCTACTTTTAAGACAGAAACTACTGTGCCAAATTGATCGATTTTTGCAAAATGTGCCATTTTTCTTACTGGAATTTATATTTAACAATTACAACGCCGCCGCCACCATTACCACCTTTTGGTTCTGGATAGTTGCGAGGGTCTTGGTCAGCAGCACCACCACCGCCTCCACCAAGACCATTAGATCCATTATTACCATTTGCAGTGGGAGATAGAGCTCCTGATCCTCCACCGCCATTTCCTCCGTTGGGAGCATGAGGTCCTCCTGGATAATTAGCTCCGCCGCCACCGCCACCATAGGTAACAGGACTACCACTAATAGCAGAAGTATAACCGTTACCACCTCTTGCTGGACCAGAATTTGGTCTATTGTATCCTGCCTGTCCTGCTTCACCAGCACCGCCACCGCCGCCAGAAGTTCCGTTTTGTGATGTAGCACCTGTTCCACCAGGAAATCCTTGTCCACTGATACCAGAACCCCCAGGACCTTCTCCAGCACCATCAGTACCGTTTCCACCACCAGAACCACCACCATTTCCAGGCTTATCTTGCTGACCTCCTCCGCCACCTCCAGTAGCTACTTGAGTTCCAAATCTACTATCAGCTCCGTTAGCTCCAATATTATTACCAGTACCACCAGTACCACCACCACCAACAGCAATTTGATATGATCCAGCAGAAATGGCATAGTTATAACCATCAGTTCTCAAAACACCGCCAGCGCCACCGCCGCCGCCAGATCCAAAGTTATTGAAATCTCCAGAAGCAAATCCGCCACCACCGCCACCACCTGCAACGATTAGGTAATCAATAGTATTACCGAATGGTTGAGTTGAATCTCCAACAGCATTTACAACAAAAGCAGATGCATTGTTAAAGGTGTGAATTCTAAAATCTCCATCGTTAGCAATTGCTCCACCAGCGGCTTCGATGAATCCACCTCCAGCACCAACTGCTGCTTTCCATTCTGTTCCATCCCAAACTTCTACACCACCCTCTTCGCTGTTGTAGATCATAAAACCAGCAGAAACACTTAGAGCATTTCTTTGTGCATTGGTATATGATGGGAGATTGAGACTTCCTGTAATATTTAAAGTCCCTGCATTTAATGTAGACATAGTTTTTTATTGACGTTGTGTTTCTTGCCAGAGTAATGCTCCATCATCATTTGGAGCATAAACATAGATTTTCCCATTCTCTCCAAAGCAAATTGCACCTTCTTCTGCTGCTGGCATAGCACCAACTGGAAAAATAGGCAATTGCACACCAACCGTGGGATTCGCGGTATTGACAGTTAATTTTCCTGTGCTCATTTTAAGAAATGGCTTGGTCGTTTCTATTTATAACCATTACTATAAAATACTCCAAACACCACCAGAAGAAATAGTTATTGTTGTTCCACTCTGAATTTCTAGTGGACCAATAGATGCCGCATTATCCGAACTTGCAATAGTTACATTTTCGGAAATAGTTTTTCTATTTCTCTTGATGATTCCATAAGTATCAACATACTGTTTATCACCATTAGCGTACATGACACTAGTGTTCTGACCAGAAGAGAAAGTGGAACCTTCAATATTAAATGAAGCAGGAATAACCGTTGATCCAACTGTGGTTGTACCTAAATGTAAGGTGTATGTTGGATCTGTCTTGTTAATACCAACTCTTGATAGTCTGTAGATATCTGTGGTATTAGATGCTTCTGTCCAACGAGAAGTTACAAACTCTTCGTTATTCTGGAAGAACTGACCATTGAGGTTCATATCTCCCTGAACATTGAGGATATATTCTCTCTGAATTGGAGAAGCACCGCTGTTATCTGTGCCAGAGAATGTGGTAGTGTTAATACCAACTCTATTATTTGATCCTTGGATAGCAAGGGCGGGTGTTCCCTTCCATGTAGTAGCACCCTGAGAACCATCGTTAGCGGTAATCTCGAAGATGTCTCCACCAATCAAGTTGTTACCAACACGGAAGTTGCTCAACTGAGAAGGACCACCAGAAACAAGACCACCAGTTGCACCTAAGAAGTAAATAGGAGCATCATCATTATTAGCAGTTGTTCCAAGAGTTAAACCTTGGATGCCGACAATCATGTT